TTCTTGCTTTTTCCTTTCTGCATTCAATACATTTTCCGCATTTTGTCGGCACATATCTTAGTCTTTCGTCCTTGCATTCTGGTACCTTTCCCTGGTTTTTCTTTGTGTACATATATTTTTTATTTAGTATGTATTTGGTGTATAAGCACATAATCTAAATCTTTTTTATTGGTCATAAACAAAAAAATAGAACAGCGCAATGTATGTGGCATATGGTCTGGCGCGCTTGCGTGCCTGACCTCTGGTGCATACGTTGTACTGTTCTTAGGCGAGCGCCGATTGAGCTCCATCAAATAGCGAGTTCCGCATGGCGCGATCCCCTTGTGGGGTAATGTCTCCTATAATTTTCCTACAATCATCTTGATAATGTTTCCAAGTAGTCTTGCATAATCTCCCTGACCCGTCATTTCGTCAAGCATTTTGCTGAATGCTCTGTCTTGGTCAAGTTCCCAGTCATCACGCTCGTATTTCTTCATCAGCAGCTGTAATTCTTGTGTCGGTTTTCTCATTTCGTCTAGCTTTCCTTTCGCGATTAATTCTATATCCTTGCTCAGCTTGTCGAGAATATCTTTGTCGAATAACATTTTCTTTTCGTCGTAAGACAGCGCTGCCATGTCTTTCTTGAAGTTTCCGTAGTATCTTTCTACTACGGTTTCCTCCCATCCTTTAGATTTTCCGTTCTCGTACCATATGCTTGATTTGATGATTTTATTCATGTCATCTTGGAACTGTGCGATTCTGGTTTGTACTTCCTTGTTGTCTATGTTTGCCTGGATGAGTTTAATTGATTCTTCAGTGGCTTGTGCTGTTTTCTTCAGGTTTTCGATTTTCTGTTCCACTTCCTCGGTGTCTTTCTTGCTCTTCCTTACTTCTGCTACTCTCCTTGCCAGGTCTATTCCGATACCTACCAGATTTTCGACTTTTTGTGCTGTTGTTTCGCTTCTTATCTTTTCGGCTTGTGCATTTGTCAAAGCTGTTTGTGCAGCTGTTTGTTGTGCTTGTAATGCTACTTGAAGTCCCATTGGTTGCATTGCTGTTGCTGGATTGACTGTCGCACCGTGTGCCTGCCCTGGACTTCCTGACCCTCCGTTAAGTAATGCTGGATTTAGACCCGCTGCTTTCATTTGCTTTACCTGGTTTTCGTAGCCAGTGTAGTCAAACATTTCCTTGGCGTACGCTTGACTTTGTGCTGCTGCTTCCTTATTCCACTGGTTTTGCTGTTCCATTCTTCGGTCTTCGTCTTTGCTTTGCATCGCATACATCTCCCGACCGTACTCCATCTGTTGCTGTTGGAGTTTTTGTTGAAGGTCTCTATCTTTTGAACTGCTTACTGCTCCTGCTATGGTTCCAGCAAGTCCCGTAATTAAACCGCCACCTCCACTATTTAAAAATTTTAAAAATCCCATAATTCGATTGTTTTCGCGCTTTTTTTAAAAGCGAGGTTGTTACACTTGATTATAATGGCTACGTGCGTACCCGAAGATACGCACGACTTATTGAAGTCCTACTGTCACGTAGGTTGCCCAGCAACATTTGTTGCGCCGCCCTGAGCGGTGTCTATCTTTTTCCCTTCATCAATTGGAGGTTGTTGCCCTTTTGCAATACGTTCCTTGTTCACTCTGTCCATCGCGTTTTGTGCGATTTCCCATTTGTCTGCTCTTATGTCATACTGTGGCATTACACCCTTTTCTTTAGGTGTGTAGATTAATGGTGTGGTGTCCTTGATAGGTTCACCCGTTTCTACAAGTTTTCTACATCTTTCCTCTATCGACTGTCCTTGATAGTCTTCTAGTTCGAAGTTACAGTAACTTCTTGTGATAATTCTTGGTCTTCCCATATTGTTTACATTAAAGGTATTTGTGCTGCGCTCATTACGCGTCTTGCAATGATTTTTTTTCCGATTTGTACCCAGAAGTCCCTATTCGTGTCCGTGTTGGTCGCGAAAATATATGTATAGTCTTTTGGTGTTATGTAGGTACTTGGATTTCCAATTTGCCCTGTTGAATTAATATTGTATATTCTGTTCAGTACCATGTAGCTTTCGGTTTCTCCTACTGCGAAATCCGCGTAGCTTCTGTTGACATCTGTCATGTAGTTTATCCATGCTGGCTGCTTCCCTAGAGCCGAATCCGTTCTAGCGTTGTAGTGCATTTGTCCTGCCATTAAGTCCTGATATCCAATCCCGTCTAATTGTGGTTTGTGCAGGTCATCCATGGTTTTCAGGTTCATCATGTCCCAATCGTTACCTTGTGAGTAATCTACGTTTGGCGTGATACTTGCAATTCCGATTATATAGCATGGTTCGTTACACTTTATTACAATCTTTCCTCCATTCTTTCCCTGGTTGAATCCGCGTCCTGCCAGGCTGCCTAACGGTTCTTCCACTCCGCTTGCATTTGATGCGGAATTTGAAACTACCGCTTCAAAATCGATTGTTGTCGACATACCCCCTTCGTATATCGGTGTTTCTGCCCTGAAATAATAGTCTGTTGTATATACTGTCTCGATCCAGTCTTTGTAACTTCCTCCACTGATTGCGATACGGTTCAGCATGTTGTATACTTTCTGTGCCAGGTTCAGTGCATCTAGATTTAGCTTTCCGTCTTTTACGTCCACGTCCGTCACTGCGTTGATTCCGTTATCTCCGTCTACCCATTCTTTGTTGACCCAGTTGTTGAATAGGTCTGATTGGTATGTTTTCAGACATAGCCCCCCCATTTCCAGCGCTGCTATAGGTGGAATGTTTTGCGGTGTCCCTGCTGTGCTAGGGTTTGGACTATATAATATTTTATGAATAAATAGACTTCTTAGCTTTTCATCACTGTTTCTCCCTATTCTTATCTGTTCACGGCCTTTACTCAGGATATATTCCCTTAAGTCATCGATTTCCGCTAATGGGAATGAGGTTGTGTATACGTCTGTAACTGTTCCTTGTGTGATATCTTCCGTTACTCCTTTAAGTGTTATAGTTGTCCCTACATTTCCTTGTAATACCCTCGATGTTTGGTAAATAGTTTTTACTCTGGTTTTTATTATTACTTTGTTTTTTTCGGAGCTTACTATATCATATGCTGCCCTTCCTGCGGTATCTACTATGTCTAGGTATATAGGTTGTGAATCGATTGTGAATTTTACTTTTTTTATGTCTACGATTTTTATATCTGTCCCTGTAATTGTTATCGTACATGGTTTTGTACATTCTAGGTTTTTATTTGAATACATAGGTATATTTCCAGTAAAATCTCCAGAAACAATGGTCGTTGCATTCTGAACTGAGCTGCCACCCATCACATAGAACCGTTCTTCCTGCTTGTTGGCATAGTAGTTTTTGAATATGTCATAGTATGCCAGTTGTGGTACAATCTGGTAATCTCCTATTCCTTCGTTGGTATTGGTATTTTTTGGGCTTCCTTTTACCCCTAAGTATTCGTTAATACTGGCTTTCCCGTATTGCACTGACCCCGTTTTCGTCCATTGCCCTGCTACTGGTAATTTTACTTTGCTCATATCCAACCCGATATTTAGCGCGTTGTTGTGCAGCATTGCGTTATACAGTCTGATAGGACATGTGAATACATCTGCTTGAAACTTAAAATTTCCGAATAGTGGCCCTATTGTCGGATGTGTCATAATTCGTGTATCCAAATCTATCTCAAAGGTATCTCCTGGTAATCCAAGTAATTTCATGAACGGCACCAGTGTACCTACTCCCATAGGACTTCGCCAGGCACTCGATAGGTTGTGTGTACTTCTTCCGTATTCCTTGAGGGATACCGACATTTTATCGGAATCTCCTAGTGTGTTTTTTCCAATGTTTACTTTCATTGTTCCTTATTTTTAGTTGATAATTCAATTGCTCTTCCAAATGCTCCTGAAATCATTTTGCATACTCTTTCTAGGCTTAGATTTTCTAGATTTTTAACTAGTTCTTCTTTTGTTTTGTATGCTCCGTCTGATACAAGTTGGTTTCCTATTGTTGCGAACCATATTTCTTCATTATCTGCTTGTCCCTTACGTAACATGATTATCCCTTTGTACTGTTCTGTGTAGTTTTCTTCTTTCATTTCATCTTAAAATTAAAATTTGTACTGTCATTCTCTTGATCTGCACTTGCGTTCTGGTCTACTTTCTGATCACTGTTGTTGTTGTTTTTCTGGATGTTTAGACTTATCACGCATCCTCCTAATGTTGCTAAAATTATGCTTGTTACGATCATAGTGTACATTAGTTTTCTTTTCTTGCTACTTTTAGCATTCTCCATTGTTTTTTTTCCATTTCTGTTAAATACTTTCCTAACTCTTTATAACTGCCGACTGTGGTTGTTAGGTTAACCATCTGCCCGGTAGATTCGTTTACGAATTCAGTTTCAAAAATAGTAAATAATTTTACATTGTTCATATTTATGACGTTTTTATTTCTTCATCTTTAAAAATAACGGTTATTCTGTAATTTTGTATTATTTGGCTTTTGATTTTTTTTCCTTATTTGTAAATTTTAATAGTTTTCCCATAATTGGATGTTTTAATTGTTTTTTTCTGTATTGCAATGATAGGTATTTTTTTCAAAACACAAAAATCTTGAGCATCTATTATTATCAAATAATATTTTTCTATTAATAATAAATCTATATGTATATAATAGTCTGTTGAAACTGTTCATAACTATGTTAATTTATTCATTTTCAGTTATTTATCCTGTTCATAACTTTGTTCATAACTTTTCATTTATTTATTTGCATTGTTTATAACTTTTTTCTGTAGTAAAACATTTCAATATTCCAAATTTTAAGCCATTTTTTTATCAACAAGTTATTAACAGGTTTATTAACCGATTTTGATAGGTTATCAACAAGTTATTAACACCCTCGAAGCTTGTGAAGCTTTTGATATCTTCGCCTTGCTTGGCGCATCTTTTCTAGTCTGGCTTTTGTCTTTTCTACCTCCCAGTCTTCTGGCTTGTCACCATACAATTGCTCTGCTCTTTTTTGGTAATATTTTGTCAGATTTTCCCACTCTTCCAGGTTATCTGTGCTTACCTTTTCCCCTGCTATATATCTGTAACCTCTTTCTTGTTTTATCAGCCACATCTTTTCACGTTCTTCTTCGGTGTATATCTTGTCATGGTAATATTTTGGTAGCGGCATTTCACTTCCGTTTTCCAGTTTGTAGGTCTCTTTTGTTTCCTTGCCTTTATATCGGTTTCTTTTGGCGTTATAGCTCGTTTCGTAGTTACATCCTATCCCTGCACTGCACATCACTTTTCCTCTGAAATCAGGCCATTTTTCGCATATTTTTAGCATGTACTTTGTCACATATGCGATTGTTGTCTGGTTAACATAGTCTCCTATGTAGGTATATCCGTATTCCCACTGGTCCAGTCTTTCTCTCGGACACCATACTATTCCGTGCATGTGTATTCTTCCGTAGTCTTCTCCTTTTTCGGTCACTATCCAGTGTCTGATGGACCTGCCCGTTTTTTTTCGGATTCTTTCCAGCCATCTTCTTACCGCTGTCTTGCATAGTTCGTTCTGTTCGGTATAGTTTAGGTTTTCTTTACTCTTTCTAAATAGTTCCCATGACAGTTTTTGATAGTTTCCTTCGTTGAATGTCAGTGTAATAAATAGCGCGTTTGGATTGTTTTTTAGTTCTTCTGCCAGTCTGATTCTCCAGTTTCTTGCTTTTTCCTTTCTGCATTCAATACATTTTCCGCATTTTGTCGGCACATATCTTAGTCTTTCGTCCTTGCATTCTGGTACCTTTCCCTGGTTTTTCTTTGTGTACATATATTTTTTATTTAG